TACGATCAAGAACGATTGGTAGCATTCAGTTTGATTCGCAAGTTTGATCAACACAATGCCTTGTGTGATCAGTTTGCATGGACGTATCATCGACCCCGGATGCGATTAGGCATCGAAACAATGAAAGCAGAGTGTGCTATCTACAAGGAACGAGGATTCCAATACTTGTACCTTGAGCAAGCACACTTATACAAATCCGACATGGATGGATTTGAAATACTAGGACCACTGGAGTAAAATATGGCAGACTTATATACAATTTGGGCAAACAAAGAAGGCGACATTTCAGACCTTGATTGGGTCAACGGAATGAAAAGTTTCTTTGATCATTTGATTGATGAAGGCAAAATGGAATCATATAGAATTACCCGTTGCAAAATGGGATTCCGTAGCATTGCTGATATGCCGGAATGGATGATCTTGATGGAGTTACGGATATGGGGCAAATGGATTCAGCATTCCGTCGTGTTGCACCGCTTGAAGGTGAACTTGAAGTCAAACACAAAAGTTTCAATCAGTTCGTTAGCGGAGACATCCAACACGCACTCTTCAGAGATTTTCCGGATAAGTTCTAAGTGGCATTAAACGATTAGCTACGCTAATCTATGTCTTTCGCTAAAGCTCAGACATAATTTTTTTATTTGTCTTTCTTTAGCATTATCCAGATTATGTGGTCACAATTCACCGTATACACGGTGAACTGACTCTTTTCACATTATCCGAGTGACAGCAGTCATTTATTATAAAGAGATTGTATTTACATACACAGAGGCGGTTGACCGGTACCCCTTACTCTAGCTTCACATATCAACGGAACCCTAGTGACCCGATAATAAATCCAAGTCCTATGAGCTGGGGTTGTATCTTTTTCACATGGCCCCAACCATTTGTTGCCTTAAGTTAGCAATTGCCTTTGACGCCCAAGATCTGGACCGGGTATCTCACCGTTCCTCAATGGGGCTAGTCCACGACTAGCACAGTGTCTACAAGTTGCCTATCTAAGTTTTAAATTTTGTTTTTTATATGACTACCATGCACACGAACACTGATCTGTCCGTTGTACCAGTTGTCTGATTCTAATACTCTATGATTGAATTGTTCTCTAGCTTCTACATAACTGCAAGCGGCTTTTGATGGGCAATAAAATAATATTTCTCTTGTGAAGTTGTCTGCGCCTAATTCGGCAATGTCTTTATTGAGTTGTTCATTTGATCCATAGTATAGCTGCCAGTCTGAGTCTATTTTACTTCGAATTCGTTTTTTCTTCTTGTTACCGTTTTTTAATTTTACTACTTTGTATGAGGTTTTACTAAACTTTGCTAATTTTTTTCCAATATATCGCCTGCCGGTGAGTTTATTTGTAATCAAATAAACAAAACCAACACAATCTTCGGGTAATGTTTCAATTTTTTGTTGTTCGTAAAGCCATACCATGGACTAATAGTTATCATTATGTTGTCGATTCCTATTAATTTGTAAGCCATCCAACAGCATATTCCTTGTCTACTAGATTACACCCGCACTTCTGTTCACACTCGACCCATGCTTTTTTTGGATCATCAAATGTATCAAACAGCTTGTTCCAGATTGGATTTTTTAATACGTCTGTTAACGATTGTGTTTTTAAATTTAATTGTTCTCTATAGACTTGATGAAAACTATCTTTAAAATGTATAGTTTTACGATCAGTGCTCATTGATATATAAGGAAAACTGACCCAACTACACGGATGCAACACACCATCCGCACTAACATACAATCCACGATTACCGATGCTGCACATAGGTGTAATAACAGTGTTGTGTTCTTGTTTAATTTGTTCAAAACGTTGTTGATTGTGTAATAGGTATTCGTTATTAAGTTGTTCACGCCCACTTATGTTGCGAAAATGTCTTTCGTATCTGTGAGTAGAACTAATAAATTCAGATCGTGGTTCCAATGGGTCCTTGATACCACCATAAGCTTCACCATACTTACTACCAAATTTTGTGCTGTAAGTTAATTGTAATCCATCACATCCAATGTCATGAGCTTGTCGTTCAATTTGATCAAGGTAGTCTTGATTAAATGCAAAAACAATTGTTGCCCAATAAACAAATGCAGGACTTTCTTCACACATAATCTTCATACCAGTTATGATAGAATTCCAGTCACTTCCAATTCGATATAAGTTATTACTAGCATTATCATATCCGTCAACACTAAAGTTTATAGTATCGTATTCATTACTGATTTTAGCAAACTCTTTCCACCACTCTGGCTTACGATAACTGCCGTTGGTAATGGTATAAACATGAATTTTAGGATTGTGCAATTTAATATACTTTATAATTTCAAGATATTCACTAGCATAGATAGGATCTCCAATATCACCACACATGGTTATTCTTCTAACCTGGGTTTTTAACAAAGTTGGAGTCAACGTTTTTTTAAAAAAATCTAAATCTAATTCCTTGTTTAACCAAGGCACCGGCGAGGTGTCATTCCTTGGGCATCTTGGGCATTTCAGTGTGCATTTGCCACTGACTTCAAAATGCCAGTGATATAATTGCCATTGGTGAGTCATGGTGAGACCTCGATGAATTTTACAGTGTTATCAAACAACACAGAGATTATTCTATTAACTGCATACTCAGGAGTTAGATAAGTGTTACGATATACATTGTCAAACCGATCCTCATGGCCAATATATCTATTCTGATTAAAATTGGTTTTAGTAAGGCCTAGTTGTATTTCTAAATAATTTACAGTGGGATAATCTACCTGTAGCATTTTTCCAAATTCACTCAGTGATTTTTTTGACAAACTATAGGCTAAATTATTTGGCCAATACTGTTTGTTGTTGGTGCTAGTAACATTTACAATTTTGCAGGCAGAATTTGACTTCAATGCTTTGTGTGATAATACTATCGGTGATAATAAATTAGTTGTTAAAATATTTACAATACTATCCAATTCTTGTTTGACAAATTCAATTTTACCACCTTGATCTGTTCCAGCACAATTAATTAACATATCTACTGTAGGCATACTATAATTGTTTACAGCATCAATATTGCTTAGTTCCAAGTCATTCCGAGTAATACACACAACGTCGTGATCGTTATTCAATTGATCAGTAAGTTCTTTGCCTATACCGCTTGACGTGCCAGTGAGTATAATTCTCATGCTATTTCTACATCCGTGTTGTAACTGGTAAAGCCGCCTTCTTTAACAACCTTGAGAATATTTTCTACTCGTCCGGCAAGTTCATCTCTGTGACTTACCAACCAAATTGATTTGTGTCGTTCACGACTCATTTGTTTTAACAAGGCCAAGGCATTCTCTACACCTGCGGTATCAAGCCCGTTGTCAATCATCTCGTCTATAAACAACAGATTGATAGGCTGATACAAACTTTCAAAAACATCACGAAATGCCCAGCTCATGCTCAAGATCAATCTATTGCGTTCGCCTCTACTTAAATTATCAAAATCTAATTCACGTCCTAGCTCTTCGATGCTGACACTCAAATCATTTTGAAACACCACTGTGTGTGGCAAGCCCACACGATCTAGATAGTGTGTTAGTCGAGCATTTAGATAGCTGAGATTCTGCTCAATAATCTTCTTACGGATAAAGCTGTCCTTGCTGGTCAACAACTTGAGTAAGAAGTCTTGATGCTCTTGTAGTCGAGTAAGTTCGTTAAGCGCATTATACGTGACCTCTCTCAATGCTTGTTGTTGCATTTCTGTAATTTGTTCGGTATAAGGATCTGTTTCTGTTTGCTTTGTGGCAATCTGCTGTTCTAAATTTGCCACAGTGGCTTGATGTTGAATAGCATCTGACTCTCGATCATAGAACATGGCAGGCGGCCTACCTAGAGGACCTAGACTGTCGTGGGCAGTTTGTAGTTCAAATAATAGAGTGCTGAACTCTTGACCATTCTGTTGAGCTGTTGCTAATTCCGTCTGCTTTGAATCTAATACTTGTTGATGCTTGTTATCGTGGAAAGCCTGGCCGCAAGTATGACACTCATGATTTTCAAGGGTTTCAATTTCTTTTGATAGTTTGGCCGCCAGCTTGTCTTCTCTACCAATGTCCATTTTGACACGACTGATTTGAGTTGATAGCTCGTTGATATCCTTGCGCCGTTGGTCCCATTCTTTGTGATCTTTGTGTGCTTGGATCTCCGTTTCAATCTCAATATTCTGTAGTGCCTTTAAGGCTTTTTCAAGTTCTCGGAGATCTTCGCCATGTTTAGTTGTCCATAGTGTTTGTCTGCGCTTGAGCGATTCGATCTGTTCTTCAATTCGCTTGTTGGCTTCTTGCTCGGCACGTATACGGAATTCTTCTTGTTGTATAGAATCTTTGGTTTGTTTGTTGAGTTCTTTGATGCGGTCAGCACGGTCACTCAGTTGTGTAATACCCAGCAATTGTTCAATAATGGTGCGTTGTTCATTGGCCTTTAAACTTAAGAACGGTTCGGTGTAGGTATTCAGTGCTAAGATATGTCGAAACATATCGTGACTGAGACCTAGTAACTGTTCAATATTGTCTTGCGTTTCTCTACTGTCGCCCTGAGCATTGTCTGTAATGGCCTGTTCTTGATCGTTGACAAAAAATCTCAACACATTTGGTTTACGCCCACGTTCAATTTTATAATTTTTACCACCTACTCCAAAATCAAGACTGACCAACATATTCTTACCATTGGTCTTGTTTACTAAATTATCTTTGCGTATATTGCTAAGTGCTGTGCCATACAAGGCATAGCTCAACGCATTGATAATTGTAGTCTTGCCTGTGCCGTTACGACTACCGTCACCGCCCAGATCCAAATTTTCGCCTAGAACAAGTGTTAGATCCTTGCGATCAAAATCAATGGCTTGTGTGCTGTTACCTACACTCATGAAGTTTTTAACGGTTAGATTTTTTATATGGATCATAAGTTTTGATATATTTTTAGCAACAATTTGGGATCGTAAAACTCACTTTCAATATTGGTAAGTTGATCAGTGACAATTTGGTCTACACTTTCAAACTTTACCTCGCCCGGAGCTAGGTCAATGTCAATGTCGGTGCGCTTGCTAGGTATCAGAGCCATTTCACGCAGATTGTGTTCTTTAACAAATGTATCTTTGATAAAGTTAGCCTCTTCATAGCTGATATCAATATCCAGTTCCACACGCACATGCATATTGGGTCGTAGTATATTTTTACCATTATCAATGGCTTCACTCAATTTCATTACACGATACAACGGTTGCCCTGGCCAGGCAAAGTATTGATCCGCTTGACCCCACTCTTTGATCATCATGCCACGATTGCTATCGCCAGCATCAGCAAAGTTATGTGGAAAGCAGTTGCCAATGTAGTTGATATTGTTTTTATGTTGTCGTAAATGAAAGTGCCCGGAGTATACACTTTCAATACCTGAAAAGTTTTCTACTCGGATCTCACCATGATCTGGCATTTCTACCATGGCATTCATTTTAAAATGTGGCAATTCGAAGTGCCCAAACATATACCGGGCCGTCATCTTGGCCAGTTTCTTGTGATCATCTCCTACTAGCCATGGCGCAATGATTACATCCCCATCTTTGAAAAAGTCATTGACAATTTGAATATTAGGAATGTGCTTAGCCCACTCAGTGCTGTAGATATCTCGTTTGTCGCGATAATACAAATCGTGATTGCCCGGGATAAAATAAAAACGGTCAAACGCCTTGGATAACTTTTCCAAACTGCGTAGACTGTATTGTAAAGTCTGCATGTTGATTGCGGCACGTTGGTGGCTCCAATCACCCAGGAACATGCCGGTTTCACAACCGTTTGCTTTGGCCATTGCAATGAACCAATCAATAAAATCACTACAATCTTGATTGTGTATCAGGCTGTTTGATTTAAGACCAAAATGAATGTCAGTGCATACAGCTACTTTTTTAAATAGATTACTCATAGGTATATTATACTATATTTTTTGATAGAATACAAGTTATTTGGTACTATTTGTATAACCCATGCCACTTGCCAAATCATAATGGCTGATTAACATATTTTGGCCTCGCCTCAAATCAAGTTGAACCATTTGAGCAACCCACTCAGTGCCGTCAATTGGTTGTGTTTTTGCAACATTGTCTACAATAGACTTTAACCGTGAATCGGGGTGATTTTGATATTTTTTTATAATTAATTCTTTAACAGTTTGTGTAACATGATTGTATGCAAGATAACCCGGAGTGTTTAAAATATTAAATGTCAGTAGCAGATTTTTATGTTCGGCCCATGATATAAGTTCATCAAGGTATAATATATTTAAATTAGACACAGTAACTAATGCAGACACTTTAAAAATATTATGATCGCAAGATAAAAATTGATCAACATTATGGTCAATCTCTTTCCAGATCCCGCCACGTATAATTTCAAAACGTTTTTCAATATCATCAATGCTTAACGAAATAGTGACTTCTTGAAATTGATGCATTAATTCTATTAGATCAACTGGAAATAACGAGCCATTGGTGTTGAAATGTAATCTTTGTTTTTTGGATGCTCCAGACTTGATACTAACTTCAAGCAATTGTTTAAATTGTTTGATCATCAACGGCTCACCTCCGTAGATGTCAACAAATTCTAGATCTGGCCAAATATCAATTATTTCTTTGTATTTAGGAGTGTCAAACCATTGACCGTCGGTGATAATTTTTAATAACGTTTGTTTTTTACTAGGATCAGTTTCGTATTTAAGTTTTTCTTGTGCCCACAGGCTACTAGCGGCTGGACTGCAACTACGACATTTAAAA